GCTTGAGCAACAGCTTCTCCAGCAAGGCCACCCTTACCTAATTGTGCCAGTTTTCCTGCAATACCATAAGATACAGCATCAAACATAGCTATAGGTACGCCCCTTTCTAAGCCTTTTTGCTTAAGTTTAGGACCAATCTCAGGGTGAGTAATAACAGCTTCAATCTCTTTTGGGTTAGTAATATCAACACCAGATTCAGCCATTGTTTGTAAAATAGTAGACCCATATTCAGCCGCACCTGTGACACCACCAAATGTAGTAGCTCCGATAGTTCTAGCTGCGGCAGGACCACCTCTAACAACAGCCTGTCCTGCTCTACCCACAGGCAACGCAGTTAAACCTGCGGCAACAGAAGTGGGGAGAGATTCAGCTAGAAGGGAAAAAGCAGCTTTTGGGTCTTTAACTAGATTAACAAGGGTGTCTGGAATACTTTCAGATTCCATAATTTGGTTAATACGGGTTTGAAGTTCAGGGTCTTCTAATCGGAGCTGGTTAGCTTCCTTGATATTCTCAGTTGCACCTTCATAGTCACCAGTAAGTAACTGACCAGAAGCAATAGAGGATTTCGCACCAGCTTTAGCACGATTAAGAACATCTCCAGTAGTTCCGGTTTTTTTAGATTGGTATATAGAGTAGAATTGATTGAACTTATCATCATCTAGGTCGTAGCCTTTTTTACCTAGATAATCTCGTAATATTAACTGCTCTTTAAGTAAATCATCCATTAAAGCTCCTCACCATTATTCAGCCATCTCAGCAAGAATTTCATCAATCTTAGTAGTATCTAAGTCCGCAAAAGGGTCTAAGAAATCATCATCAGTTTTAATTTTATGTTCCATCTTCTCTCTTTCTAAATCCAATTTATCTCGTTTAAGGTCGAGAGAAGCAGCTTGGTATGGAGTCAGCCCATTACCTTTTCTGGCATTTTGATTTACTTGTTCAATATAAGCTTGTGCTTTTATATAATCAATGTAATCTTGAAATTCTTGTCTTTTCTTATCTGCAATTGCTTTTTGTCGTTCAAGTTCTAATCTTTTAGCATCCCCAGCACTTTTTGTACCAGCGGATAAACCTGCGAGAATCTTATCTCCTGAATCACCGTCAGTACCCAGCATAGTTAAACCAGCAATTAAAAGAGGCATATTAATTCCTTTAGAACGGGGTTCTTCTGTTTTTCCGGCCTCTTTATTAATAGGAGTTATCCACGGGGGAAGGACATTTGGAACTGTACTATTACCTTTAGAAGCAACAAATTCGTTTCCTTGTCTAACTGGTCTGTTGTAACTAACTCCTGAATTTGCTTTAAACACTTTACCGGAATCATCCATCTGTAATTGATTTGCATTTAAAGCGGGGATTTTACTTTCATCAAAATCTTTTAAGTCAGCAACAGTTAGAGGTTTATTTTTGAGACTATTCTCTTGGGTAGAACCCCTATTAAATAGATTTGCAATTTCTTCATTTAAATTATCGTCTACTGAAATTTCTTCATACTGAGCTTTAGCATTTTTTGCTAACTGCTGTTGCTTAGCTTCTTTCTTAGCTTGAACTTCCTGTTCGGGAGTAACAAGAAAATCTTTTACATGAGGATAAGCGGCGCGGACACCTTTTTCAAGTCCTTCAACAGGGGCAAGAAGCTCATTTAAAATAGAAGCCGGGATATTCTTCAAAGCATTACCTGTAGAATTAACCATATTCACAGCTTTAGAATTAGCGGGAGAAGTATCTTGTGTTAAATTATAAAGCTCTAAAGAATCCAATTTATCTCTGAAACCTTCAACGGGTCCGCCATCAGCAAAACCAAATGCACTTAAAAAACTACCGCCAGAACTATCTAAACCAAAAAAGCCATCTGAATTAGGGGAAAGAGTTGGGCCAATAGGGGCACTATAGTTAGAGGAATCTACACCATCTAAACCACCTTTAAATAAACGGGAGAGCATATTACCATCTGAATCATCAAGGCCAAATTCTTCTATTAAAGCTTCGAGTCCTAGAGAATCAATTTCTGGGGGTACACCAGAAGCAGGAACAGATGAAGAAATACCGGGGAAACTTGCTCTACCAGCAGGGGCTACCGGAGCTAGTCTAGCTTGGCTCGCAAGATTAGAAGATACAGGGCCCCCTTCTCTCATCTCAACAGCTTCATCATACTTTACAGTTTTTACACCATTAACTTCACCGACTGCATCTGGTTTAACTTGTTCTACATCTTGCGCTATAAGGCCGATTTGTGGGGTTGAATCACCTTTATAATTATATGAATATACAGGTAATCCATTATCTAATTCACCTACTTGTTTAATATTCTCTTTTACTCGTTCATCAGAGAACAGTCCTGCAATAGAGGCTACAGAAGATGCAATGCCAGCAACATTACCTAAAGTACTAGAACCGCCACCACCTTGTTGGTCTTGTGTAGTTGTACCACCTGCATACGCACCAGTTAAAGGATTCATAATATTAGCCAAGAAATTTATATTTTCATAAGGATAGGCTTGTTCTCTATCAAATTCTTGGAAATCAAAATCTAGTTCATCTTGTCTTCTTAATCTTTGCAGTTCACCTTGCTTTAACAACTGAGTAATATCAGCTAAGTTATAGGCTTGCCCACCTTCTACAGTCTGCAAACCTTGAGAAATGCCAGAACTTAGAACATCAGAACCTCGGTTAAACTGGTTTTGAGCATTATCGAATGCATCAAAACGCCCACGATAATCTAAATCTTGTAATTGTTCTTGTAATAATTCATCTGCTTCAGCTTGTCTAAGTGCAATCCTAGAACCGCCAAAAGCATTAATCATACCTGCTTCTTGGTCCCGCAGCCGTTGTTGGTCATTATAATTATCAATTGTATTGCGTTTAGAAATATCTAGAACATTCTCTAGATAAGGATTCATATACTGTTGAATTTGGGCTGAAGTAGGACCGTTAGCTCTACTAATTAAATCGTAAACACTACTAGAAGTAGTATTCAGTAAGTCATTATACTTACCAGTAGTACTGCGCGTTAAATCAAACGCTGTATTAGCGTCAGTAGTGAAATCAGCGATACGTTGCTGAGTATAGGGAGTAAAGGATTGCTTAGAAAGAGTTTCAGCGCGTTTAACTAAATTTTTATTTCTTGAATCAAGCCAGCTAGGGACCTGAACTGTTTGGGTAGAGACAGCTCCGCCGCCATCATCTCCACCACCTAATAAACCTTTAGCTAAACCACCCATAATGTATTCTCTCTATTCTCTTTTCTTTGTTACCCAAAAGCCTATAGACTCATAACCACGCTTTTTTAACATCTTAAATTTACGTTCTACATCTTTTGTTGTAAAAAACAATAAACTCAAGGGTAACCCATTAATTTTAGCAAATTCTTCAGCAACAGACAACATACGGTTAAATGCATTAAATGACCTAAATTCCTTTTTAATATAGAAAACTACGTCTAGCATTGTTGTTTCATCTGTCCACCAAAAAGAATCTATAACTAACCCAAGAACGCCAACTATTACTCCATTATTATCATATACCAGTAAAGTTTTATTTTCTATTAACTTTTCTAATTGTGCTCTTACTTTAGAATCTGATGTTGGGGGGAAATACTCCCAATCATTTTCTAAGGGTATTTGGTGTACTAATTCTACACATGCATCTAAATCATCTTTTGTTGCCAATCTTGTTTCAAATGGCGATACTCTCTTTTTCTCCTCACTCATTTTTTAATTACTCCTCTGTAATTTCCGGTTGTTCCTCTAAAAGCAACTCTCCTGTCATTAAAATATTCTCTGCGAAAGCTACGGCTGTTTCTCTATCCATATTATTTACTAAAGCAAAGACTTCTTCTAAAAATCTAAGACCGGGGTCGGTAGCACCGCCTCCTAACTTAGAAACCTGTTCTGCATTAACCACATACTCTCCTTCAGAAAGCATTGCAGGAATATCATCAGATACACCTGTAGACTCACCATTATCTTTAGGCTGGGCCTGAATAGTGTTTAGATAAGAAAGAAGGGGATTTTGGTCTTTATTCATTATTTTTCCTATTTTAAATACTAATTATTATATCATATTATCAAGATTATAAGCTTGTAGTAGTTAAATTACCGGAATTATCTACTTGTACTCGCCATCTCGTACCGTCTGGACTTTCTAATATTAAACCATCATCTGAATCATCCACTTCAATATCACCACCAAAAACTAAATCCGTAGAAGTGTCAACATAATTAAGACTGATAACCGTATCAATATTTGTATGTTGATTTTCGATATCCCGGTGAAGTTCAATAAGATAACGATTTACTTCCTCTAAAGTTTTAAATTCTAAAGGCGGTTGGGTTAAGTTTAATAAAGGCAGTCTATTTACTGGCATTATCGTCTCCCACTTTGTTGTATAGATGCCAAGATTTCTCCTAATCTATAATTTCCATTAACAGTATTACTTCTTAACTGAAAATTGATATAACGTCCCCGAGCTCTTACAAATACTTGAGCAGTTGTTGGATTATAAGAATATGATTTAGAGAAAGTTTCTGTTGTATTAGGAAACTTTTTATATTCTAAATCTAAAGTCATTGGGCTAACAAAATCACCATCTAAAATAAATCTATCGACTAACATCATATCATTACCAGTATCATCTATCTTAAAAAATCCAGTTTTAATATACGAATCGATTGGCATACCGTCGTTATTATGGGTGTCTTCATGTGCATATAATATACCGGAAGAATCAAATGCATAAGGCTTATCATAAACAAACGCATCTTCCCATGCCGTTCGTTCTAAAGTACCATCATACCAAACATTATCTTTATAATTATATATAATATATCTATTTATTTCTGTACTATTTTTATCTGGTAAAAAATACCATATCTCATCAAATTCTCTATTACGGCCAATGAAACATTTAATTTTCTGTTCTTCATTAAAGTAACCGTCTTCATTTGAATCAAAATAAAATAAATCTAATGTAGAAGGGAGAATACGTACAACTCCATCATACATCCTAAACCCTTCCTCGCTTAACCAAAATACTCGGCCATCTACATCAGTTACCGCTTTTGGGGATATAATACCTGAGGTATCTGATACAAGAGTAACTTCATAAACAAGGTCATCATTTCTGGGGCGCATACGATATACTGCTTTGTCCGTAAAAACAAGTATCTCACCATTACGTGTTTCAACAGCACTGATAATCTTAGTGCCTCGAGTCAGCCTAAACTCACCCGAATTAGAACCGGGGGCAGTTGGGTCAAATTCCGTATAATCTTCATTATCAGACCAACGAATTAAAAGGGGGTCAAATGTACCACTAACATCTTTAGTACCAAATAAAATACATTGCCTGAAATACCCGGAGACAATCATCCAATTAGATTGGTCTGGGGCATCTGTAACTTCCGTAGCTCGTGTTGAAGTACCTGCGGAAGTATCCCAATAATAAAGTGCCCCGCCGGAAGGTAGTATAAGTAAATCTTCGCCCCAATTCTCTAAAGAAGTAATTCGGGCATCAGCTATAACACCTTCTGTTCTAGGGGTCCCCCATGTGGAATCGGACCATAAACCTGTACCGTAGCCATAACCGCTATTACCTGAGTCACATAGACCACTCTCTAAAAGATAATTAATATCTACTGAGCCACCACCTGTGCCAGAAGCGGTAGCATTACTAGACGCAGTTATTACGTAATTATCTGCATCGGTTACTGATTGAACTTCATATTCACCAGAAAACGTAATTCCATTATAAGTAACGTCGGAATCAAATTCAATAAAATCTCCTACCGATGCACTATGAAGAGTATCTTCTATAGATACAGAAGCAGAACCGCTTGTTGTAGTAATTGGGTCTGTCAAATTTGACGTAGCACGAATAGGAGTTATATCAAAATAAGTACCACCTTCTCGTACATAAAAATGATTATTAGAAGCCGCAGCCAAATAAAGAGTTGTGTCTAATGCTTGCCAAGTATGCATAGAACGAATACATCCTTTAGGGGAATTTGAATTGATTTCACTAACCCAACCACCAAGTTTTTGTGGCTTTAATTCACGAAAACGAACTTTATCCCCATCGACATAAAAAGGGACATTACCGGATTCAATGGCCGTAGCATTTTTAAAAATACCGGGCTGAATCTGCACTGGAACTAATCGTGAACTTTTTGCAGTCATATCATTTCCCCACTTACTTTGCCACTACTTTTATATTCCATTTAGAGACCGTTAAAGTTCGACCACCACCAGAACCGCCGGGCCTAATAGTTACGATACTGTTACCAATATTTACATCTATATTTGTATCATCTACAACAGTAGTAGTTTGGATATAGGAATTACTTTCATCTGAACGAAAATAAGCGGAAGGGGCCTCAATAATTTCACCCACGCTGTATTCATTATCTGTGGATATACATTTCAGATAAACTTTCCAATCTATAGGAGTAGTGCCAAGTCCGTGAGTATATGTTTTTGTACTGTTTGTTGAAAAAGAAGAATACCCACTGTCGTACGCCCAACCTGTTGCAGCAGCTACACCTGCTGGAGTAACCGCTCTTTCTGTATCAGTACCCGCCTGAGCTTCTGCCACAGTTGCTAATTCTACAATACCTTTTGTTGTTTCATCAGCATCACTTACGGTAACAGTAGCGGTTCCTGCATCAGCATCAATAACTAATGACCCACTAGGAGTTAAAGCCACAGGCTCGTTACTTGAATTGAAAGAAACTAATGAATCTTCTGTGCTACCTGAAAAAGCAGCAATAGGCCCAAGACCTAGATTAGTTCTGGCAGTTTCAGCATCTTCTAAATCTGATAAATTATTATTTAAATCAAGAAAAGGTAGGGGGTGTACTTCAGTACCGTCACAATATAAAATACTTACTTGCCCATCAGTTAATGTTAATGTTTGTCCACTTCCCGTAGTAACAACTACATTGCTCGCATCTGAAGTAGCGTTGTGGACCATATAAACCTTATTAACAGTAGGAATGGTCACATTTCTTGAAGTTCCGGGGCTTCCAGTAAATTTAAGTACAGCAGCACGAGATTGGTCAGCGGTTCCATTATTAGTTGTTAAGGTAACATTCCCTGCTGTAACAGAAACCTCTTCTACACCAGCAATTGCTTCTTCTATAAGCTCGATAGTATTTTCATTCAATATATCTCCCCAAGTGTTATTATTTTCACCTGTTGCTTGTTTTGCTAACCTTAATAAATTACTATAACTTGTTGCCATTTTATTTAACCTTTCGTATTAAGACCCCCTTCAGGATTATAGACGTGAGCATTATCATCCCGTCTATCTCGTACTCCTTCTATATTGGTCGAGCCGAGAGCTTCTTGAAGCTTATTTTCCCATTCGGCTTTAAATTCTGAATCTCTCATCCATTCTGCTGCCGCACTTAAAGATGCGTATAAAAGAAGGTCGGGGTACTTCGTTATAAATATATTTGTTTGGTTACTAGAACTTAAAGCTGTTGGTTGAGCCTCATAATCAATAGTAACATTATAGCTTCCGTCGGCAGTTGGAGCCACTGTCCATTGTGTATCATTTTTATTCCCATAATATTTAGGCACTCCTGTAGCCGTAGTTGAAGGCCAATAATCTCTTATAAAAGATTCACTTTTACGTATAAGCCTGACTAATTCTCCGCCAACTGTTATATATAAATTTTTTGTTACTCTATGGTCTGTAGGTTTTGTTATCGTCTTATTATTTACCGTTAAAGTTTTACTCGTATCTTCTTTTGTAAAATCATGGTCCACTAAACGAAATAAACGTTCTTCGGCTAAATATATAGCTGTAGGTATATAATCAACAAATTCTTGAGAAGTATCTTCTGCAATTTCTTGGATTATCGCTTTTAAATTATTATAACTAGTGGGTAAATAAGTAGTCATTGATTATCTAACCTTCACATTCTCTAGTTCTTTTGGCCACAGTCTTTTTAATTCTTCTACGGTCTCAGCTTTTTTTAAATCAAACTTTTGAGGTATATCTCTCAATTTTTGTTTTTCTAACTGAACATCTTTTCCTTTTAAAGTTTCTATATCTAATTCTCTTAACTTAATATCTCTAAAAAAGCGAATACGATTCATATGAATATCACGAGCCTTATTTATATCAATATCTACTTTACCATCTCTATCAATAAAGGCTTCTTGAAAAGTGCTATCAAAAGTTCCATCAGATTTTCCATCAGGTAAATTAGAACTGTCAATCAATTTCCATGTAATTTCTGCATTCTCATAACCTTTTTTAGCTTTTAAATTTTTAATAGCTGTATTTGCTGCAAAAGATATGGCCTGTTCTTCTGCCACACCCTGTTCAATAAGTTTTCTAATAATTGAAACGTATTCACCATCTTTTCGGCTTATTAAACCAAGCTGAACACGCCCATCCCCAAAAATATATTTAATAACTTTCATTATGCTAAATCTCCAAACACTGTTGCACAAACTCTTTCCATATCATAGTTCGCCCCATTTCCTGTCTGTGATAAAAGAGTGAAAGCTGTTGTTGTATAAACACCCCCATCAGCAGGGTCGAGTAAAGCAAGAGCATCGTTTGAAGTCCCCCTTTCCGGCTGAGTTCCTGCTAATGCTACAGCGTAGTTAGCATTAGCCATAGTTACCCCAAGATTTACCACCCATTCACCAGCACCACTATCTGTAATACTCGATACATTGAAATCATCGTTTATTGCAACGGTACCTTTACCACCAAAATTAACCCATGCTTTAGCTATACCATCACTTGTAGGTACAGCGCCATCGACATAAGTCTTAACAGATTGTTGTGATGGGATAGCTGTAGCACTGTTCGAGGACATATCATCCTCATCAACAAAATCTAACTGAGAAAAAGTATCTGTTCCAGTTGAATATGGAATCTTGTTAGCGCCTGTAGATAAACCGGCTAATGCTGTTAAAGTAGCATCAAAAGCCTGTACATCAGTACCTATAACCAAACCTAAGTTAGTTCTCGCTCCAGATGCATCAGAAGCCCCTGTTCCCCCATCGGTTACCGCTACGTCTGTACCACTAGGAGCATAATAATCTGTACCTTCAACAGCAGCAGAAAATGCAGATATACCATTACCCTTTACAATTCCAGTAAGAGTTGAAACTCCAGTACCACCATTGGCTACTTCTAAATCAGTACCCGACCAATCCGCATTATTAACTGTAGATTGTTCAGCTAAGGAACCTAGGCCTAAAGTTGTTCTTTGAGCAGAAGCATCTGCATCATCAAGTAAAGCCCGACCTGCCGCAGTACATGAAATCTCTTCTATCGTACCCGCACCAGCTGTTTCCCTACCCAACAAAACATTGGTTCCTGATGTATCTTGCATTTTGTCATAAGTAACAGTGTCGGCATTAATGGACCAAACTGTTCCGGTTCCTGAAACAGTAATATCGCCATAATTATCATCGTCAACCACAGTACTTATATTATTATCTACGTAGGCTTTAATACATTCACTTGTTGCTAAAGAAGTATCGGAAGCTGTTGCAAGGGTATCATCATCAATAACAGTATAACTAGAAAGAGTATCTAACTGAGCATCCCACGCCTGTACATCGGTACCTATTACAAGACCTAAAGTACTACGTGCATCTCCTGCGGTAGCATCATCTACTAAAGTAGCTCCAAAAGCAGAGATAGTTGTCGAATCAGGAACATTGAGAGTTTTAATACCAGAAAGAGAAGTTACTTCTGAATCCATTAATGCACCAGCAGCAGTTACATTTGCCGTATCTGTTACATCAGCTAAATCCTCAATTCCATCTAATTTAGTTTCATCAGCAGTTGTAAAACTAGCTGTAGTAGCATCTAAAACTGCGGACCAACCCTGTACATCAGTACCTATAACCAAACCTAAGTTAGTTCTTGCATCTGCTGCTGTTGAGGCACCTGTACCACCATCGGCAACAGTAATATCAGTAATTCCAGTAATAGAACCGCCTGTAATTAAAACTGCGTCAGCATCTTGAGTAGCAATGGTACCGTAGGCATCTTCGATAATATCTGAAATAGCCACATTATAAAGAGCACCTGCAATATTAGCGATTACGGTAGTAGCCCCGGTTACTACAGTTGAAGTTGGTAAGTCATTTGGTTTTGTCATTTAATTAGCTTCCAATTTGTTTTGTCCTAAGTTATCTATAAATAATGGTGTAGAAGAAGTTGTACTATTATTTTCTAAATAAAGACTTGTAACTTCACTTACAGCGCCAGAAGGAACATTTCGAGCATGTTGAAGTTTTTGTGGCTCAGCAGGCACCTGTGGCTCCTTATAAGCTTCAGTTATATTCCACTTCCCATCATCTTCTGATTTATGAATCCAATGTCCAGTTCCTTCCTCTATTTTCATTTGTGAGTACTTATAGGGCATTCCAGAACGGTCACTAAATCCAGTAACTCCTTTAGAACTAGCCCACTTCCGTCTTCCTAATCGTCTACGTCTACTTTTAAGTCTCATTATTATCTTGGGATATCGGGATAAACCCAAAAATCCGTTCTTTCTCTATCCTCTAAAAACGCCCGGTCTAATCGAGCTTCGTATTCTTGGAAAATTGCTGCTACTTTTTCCGCCTCTATCCCCTCTTTTTTAAATGACATAAAATAGGCTAAACCCATTGATAGGGCGGGAAGATAACGATAATTCATATCCACTAATTGATATGACTTTGTAACATCTTTATGGCGGCGCATACCCCAATATTCAATAGTACCGGAAGCTGCATCTGAATCAGGAACAGGCCAAACAATTAGTTTAGATGGACTTACAGTTCTATCAAAAGCATATGTATTTGGTTTGCCGTCTGTAGATTTAGTTG